CCGTTGCAGCAAAATCCGTTCAGTGTTTTGGCTAATGAATCGCGGTTGTCGGTGCGGGCGCTCGCACGCTTTTTGCGTGTGCGCCCTGATACCGTGATGCATTGGCGCAAGGGGCGGCGCGAGGTGCCGGAAGGCATATTGAATGAATTGCGGGCGTATGTGGCGGGGATGATTGACAGCGATGCTTGACGCGTTAAAAGGCTACCGGCAATGGGTTGTATGGAAACTGATTCACCGACCCGGCAAGGTGAAGGCGGACAAGATACCGTTCAACGCTGCAACCGGTTATCCGGCTTCGCCCGTTGATCCATCGCATTGGTGCAGCTATGACGAAGCCGTGGCCGCGATGGCGACGGGAAATTATAGCGGTGTCGGTTTCATATTTACCGCAAATGATCCTTTCGTTTTTATCGACCTTGATTCATGCCGTGATACCACAACCGGCGAATGGTTGCCGGAAGCCGTAGAAATTTGCACGCGGTTTGCCGGTGCTGCGATGGAAATTAGCCAAAGCGGAACGGGTGCGCACATAATTTGCAGTACGTTCGATAAATCGCTATTCGCTGCGCATTACAACAAATGGAACGGCTGGATTGAATGCTATAGGTCCGGTCGCTTCGTCGCCATTGCGGGCGATGCTTGGCAAGGTGATGCGACCGTTGACCACACGGCGGCGTTGCTCGATTGGGTGCCTATGCGACCCGCTGGAAGCGTTGCGGGTGATGCGGGTGACGTTGCGACCGTTGGACGCGACCCGCGTTGGTGCGGTCCAGAAGATGACGCGGAGCTATTGCGCCGGATGATGGTGCATAAGGAACCGGACGCGGCATTGATTGCCGACCTTGCGGAAAAGGTACAGGCTGCACCGGGCGATGCGTTTTTAAAATGGCAATACGATCAAGCAACGCGCGAGCGCTTGCCGTTTGAATGGTTATGGAATGCGGACCCGCGCATAGGTCAACAACATGCCGACACTTCGGGCGCACAAGGTCGCGCGTTCGATTGGAGCGCTGCCGATCAAGCGTTGATGAATCGCCTTGCATTTTGGACCGGTAAAGATTGGCCGCGAATGCAAAGGTTGTTCGGTCAATCGGCGCTCGCACAACGCGAGAAATGGCAAACGCGTCCGTACTATTCAAATTTGACAACTAGCAGCGCGTGCCGATGGGCAAAAGACGTTTATAAAGGCACGAAGGCGGATAGGCGCGATGAAGAAAGGCGGCGGCAACAAATGCGCGCCAATGAACAAATTGGTGACGCGTTCCGCGAAGAAGATCACGTTGCACCAATTTTGACGCTTGAAGAAATGCACCAACGGCTAGTGTACGTCACGTCGATAAATTGGTTCGTGGATCGTGTGACCTTCAAGGATTACAAGGTTGACAATTGTGAATATGTTTTTGCAAGTAGCTTGACTGAAATTGATACAGGCAAGCGCGACAAAGATACGGGGCAACCGGTTTTCTCGCATGTGCCGACCGTCAAACTTTGGTTGAAAGAACACCAAGCGCAAAAGCGCATCGTTGATAAAATCAGTTGGAAGCCGAACGGCGGAATCATTTGTGACGTACCCGAGTCATTTAACACGGGCGTCAATATGTGGCGCGGACTCGTAAAGCCGCGTTGGGCGGATTATTACCGCGACAATTTGCCCGAACGTGAACAAGCGATTGCGGGTTGGCGCGCACACCTTGAATATCTTGTGCCGTATGAAGTTGAGCGCACACGCTTTGAAAAATGGTTGGCGCACATGCTGCAACGTCCTGAGACGTTACCACATACGGCATATCTCATGTTCACACCGGAAGTCGGGACCGGACGCAATTGGTTGTCTAGCGTGTTGGTGCGCGTGTTGCGCGGGTACGTTGCTGCGGGCGTCGATATTCAAGAGGTGTTGGACGGTTCTTTCAACGGTCGCTTGTCGCAAAAGTTATTGGCTATCGTGGATGAAGCAAAAGCCGGGATGCAAGATGCGAAGCGATACGCGCGCTCGGAACGTTTGAAAACTCTTGTCAATCAATCGGCGCGAGAAATCAACGTGAAGCATGGGCTTCAATCGGTTGAGCATAATTGTATGCGATGGCTGTTCTTCTCGAATCATTCGGACGCGTTGCCGTTCGATAACAATGACCGGCGTATTGCGGTCATCGCGAACCCTACGCAACGGCATTCGGGCGGGAGTGCGTACTACTCGGCATTGTATGCGCTGTTAGATGACACGGCGTTTATATCGGCGGTGTGGGCGCACCTTATGTTCGGCGTTGACGTGAGCGACTTCAACCCCGGCGAACATGCACCAATGAACGAAGCGAAGCGCATTGCGTTGAGTGAAATGCAAAGCGAAGGGGAACGCGCGGTGCGGGACTTATTTGCTAAATGTCCCGGCGATCTTATAACGGCGCGACAAGTGCGCGAATATATCGACCGCTATAATTCGGATCAGAGTGGAACGAAGGCGCATTCTCGTATTTTAAAAATATGGTTAGAAAAGGCGGGGTTTATTTCAACGGCGCTTGACGTGCGAATTAACAACATGACGCAAAAAATTATAATTGTGCGCAATTATACGGCTGAAACCGTGAACCAATTGGACCGCCAAGTTATTGCAAATATCGTTGGTAAAAATGATATTTGGTTGAAATTGGAATAAAACGTGAACCTATCGCCCAAATCGCCCAAATCGCCCATATTGTAGACCTTTGGAATTTGAAAATTTATATAATTAGGGAAATAGCATAGGTGTGAGATATGGGCGATTTGGGCGATTTGGGCGATGGGCGATAATTTTGAAAAGTGTGGAATATGGAAAATGAAATTTAAATTGGCGTGATGGGTGCGGGAATTAAAATTTTTCGCAATGATACAACTTTAAAATTAACTGCACTTGCTCACCGATCAACGTTGCAAATAATTTTAATCGAAGATGTGAACGGCGCGCGAGAATATATAATTCTTGACGGTAGCAACCCGATTTTTGCTACTGCGACAATTGAAGATATAAAACGCGCGCTCACCGGTTTGAAAATGATGGAAGCAAGCGCAACCGACAAAGACACAATAAATTGAAGGGGTGCGAGATATGCGATTGGTAATTTTAGAAAGTCCGTATGCCGGTGACGTTGAAAATAACGTTGAATATGCGCGTGCATGTTTGCGTGATTCATTGATGCGTGATGAGTCACCGTTAGCGAGTCATCTACTTTATACGCAATGCGGCGTGTTGAACGATGACGAACCATTCGAGCGTCAACGCGGCATTGCTGCCGGTCTAGCATGGCGACGGTTCGCGCATTGCTCGGTGGTGTACTATGATCGCGGCATATCGTCCGGTATGCGCCAAGGGATCAACGCTGCAATCTTGCAAGGCATATGGGTTGAACCTCGCAGCTTGAAAGGCGCACCCGTACCGAATGAGTTTTATGACGCGTTGAACGAAGCGCGAGCGGCGCGCGAGAAAGCGTTGCACGTTCCCGCGTGTTGGGGCGCGTGGCAACCGTGAGCGTCATTGCGTTTGAACATTTTGCCATCGTGATATTGAAGCGGAATTTTCCGCCGATAAAATCGCGGCGCGAATTGCTCGCGTTCATGGGCGGTGACTCACATGCAAATTTAATATGGTCCGAATATTTGAGTTGGCATTGCCGATTGAATCCGGCAAACCGCAAGGAAAGTTTTCGCGCGTGGATGAAAGAGCTACCGCGCGACCGCTGCACTCATTCGGAATGGTCGCTTGTTGCAGACGTTCAAGCCGATAAAAAATTTCCGGTTGGTCGCATTGATAAAATGACCGACTACCTCGCGCGCATAGGCGCGGACGATTCAACGCTTGATAGTCTCGAATCGCTTTGGATCAAATATCACTCAAAAGATTAGTTGACAGCGCTGTAAATTTTATGGTAAAATGGTTTGATGCGCGCAATATGCCCATAAAATAAAGGAAAAGTTCCTATTGACAGGGGTGTAAAACCCGATAAGATGGGCGCACCAACCAAGCAAACCCCTGAAAGGGAAACCACCATGACCGTTAAATTCTTCATCACCGGGCGCAACGTTGAAACCGAAATGAGCTTTGCGGATATGCGCGCGAAGTTTGTTGCAGCCGGTGAGTGCAAAGGTTGGAATTGGGAAAAGCTTGAAGAAGCTTTGAACGCGGGTTTTCGTATCGTTATGCCCTTGGGTATCGAAATTTACCGGGCATAATAACTTTTCTTATTAACAGGGCTGACAACCCCGCTATAATGGCGACACCAACCAAGCAAAGGAACCGCCCGGATGACCAAGATTGAAAACAAAGTTCGCTGCGACATTTACGAAGAAAAAGGTGCATGGTTCTATTGCTTCCGTGATGATCGCGCGGTAGGTCCGTTCGCTACTAAAGAAGAAGCCTGTATTTCGTTATTAATAGGAAAGCGCACCAATGAACAGCAATCATCCCTTAAACCGTTTGCGCCATCATGTGAGCGGTCCAATCGCGCGCGGTGAAGCCGTGGCAATCACCGAACAGCGCAAGATAGCGATTCAAACGAACGCGGATTTTACCCCGAAAGGAAAGCGCGCGGCGCGCACGGTCCAAACTTCGCTCGGTTCTCAACATCGCTGGTATGTGGCCGGTCGCATCTTCCGCGCACCCGCACCAATCGAAATGACGGCGGAATGGCTTAAGGCAGGAAAATAAAACAATGACAATTCAATACGGCGGTAAAGATGAGCAATCGAAAAAGAATCGCAAGGCTTACGACGAAGGCGCGGAAGCTTCGCGGCTATCGGGCGATAACCCTTACCCTCGCGACAGTCAAGAATGGAAAGCATGGGAACATGGGTTCAAATACGGGAAATAATAAATAACTTTTCTTATTGACAGGGGTGACAACCCGCCTATAATGGGCGGACCAACCCAAACAAAGGAAACGCAAAAATGAGCACTCTTGAAATTATCGCCACTCTCACCGCAAACGAAACCGCTGTTTTGAAGTCGCTCGCGTTCAACAATTACGGCGACGGCGGTTCGGATGTTTGGTCATGGGCCATCAATGATAGCTCGGAACCGTCCGGTATTGAAGGCAAAGCGCTATCGGGCGTTGTGGCGTCAATCTGCAAAAAAGGAATTTATAAAACTGCGGACGCGGGCGGCAAGGATGGCGCGTATATCTACCGCACCGAATTGGGTGATGAAGTCATCGCGGCGTTATTTCCCGAAAGCCGGTAAAAATAAATAACTTTTCTTATTGACAGGGGTGTTGAGTGCGCTAGAATGGGCGCACCAACACAAACAAGGAACCGCCCCGATGTATCAAGCTGTTGAAATTGGCGACACCGTAAAAACCTGGAAAATCAAATGCACCAACGAACACGGCATTTCTTCTTTGCGCGGTTCGTTTGACAGCGAAGCCGAAGCGAATGAAGCAATCGCGCAGATGCTCGCGGCGCGTTATGCTTATGCTTACGATACAGCGAATTATTAAAGGAACCGACTTAATGAACCTCCCGTTCGCAATGTCGCTGCCGGAAAAAATTGCAACCGTGATGCTTTCGCGCAAGTCGGGCAACCTCGGAACGTTCCGCGATATGTCGCACGGTCGCTATATCGTTGACGTTGATGGAACCCGCGCAATTATCAGCGGCAATGCGCGCGGTTGGGTTGTTTCGATTGTTGGCCGTTGCCGCGCTATCGTTAATGACCGTGACCTAGAAACCGCATTGCGCGATGCACTCGCGCTAACAGTGAAATAAGGAACCCCACAACATGAAAAAACTTTTGGTGAGCTACGGCGGCACGGCTGTTCGTCTTGAACGCGGCATAATTTCAACACTCGTTAGCAAGGCAACGCGGTTGCATGAATACAATGAACGCGGTTGGTATACAAAGCCGGGTAAATGGCGCGAGCTTGTCCGCGTGCGAGTGCGCGACCATGCCGGGTTGCTTGGTCACGATGGCGGCGAAATTTATTAGCCGATTGACAGTGTTGTAAATTCAGATATTGTGCGAGTGTGGAAATCCAAAGGAGTTTTAAAAATGCAATTTATCGTTACCCAATCACCGAAACATAAATACCGTGACGTTTATTCGTCCGTTGTGATGATCGTTGAAGCCGCGAGCGCTGCCGAAGCCAAGCGCACGGCACGCGCGGACAAGCCCGAAGAATTTGGCGCGCATTCGGATTTTAAAGCGATGACCGCCGAACCGTTGACGCTCGGCGCGGTTTATCTGTTCTAGGGGTGCAACATGAAAACAAATGAACAGCTTTATCATATGTATTATGACGGCGGGCAACCCGTCGCAGCCGTCAAAGCGTTGCGCGAGCAAACCGGATGCACCTTGCGCGATGCGGTTTACGCGTTCAGGGAACGCACGATTGACAACGTGTTGAACGTTGCAGCCGAACGCGATGCACGGTTGCGCCTTGAAGCCGCTGCACCGCAATTGCTCGCACTTGTGCAACGTGTCGCAGCGCTCAACCGTGATGCGGGCGAAATCGGCGCGGGTATGCTCGCAAGCTTGGTTGATGACGCTCGCACGCTGATTGCAATGAGTGAATAAAACCGCGCTAATTTCCCACACCTTGCAACATGGTCGCGCATAAATTATAATGCGCGACCATGAACGTTTTAAAAGAACCAAGACACGAACGATTTGCGCAAGCGATTGCGGCGGGTAAATCGCTGCACCTTGCGTCACAGTTGGCCGGTTATCTACAACCCGCATACGCGCTCGCGCGTGACCCCGTGATTCAAGCCCGTGTGGCCGAACTTCTCAAAGACGCTGCAACGGATGCGGTGATGCAATCGCGCGAATGGCAAGAGCGCGAAACGCGTTCGGCGCGCGTCGATATTCGTGCGCTGTTCAATATGCAAACCGGCTTGTTGTTGCCAATGAGTGAATGGCCGGATGATGCAGCCGAAGCGGTTGAGTCAATCGAGTATGATAAATTCGGAATGCCAAAAATCAAATTGCGCAAAACCGGATCAATGAACAATCTTGGAAAAAATCTGAGAATGCTCACTGACAAAGTTGAGTTGAGCGGGCCGAATGATGGACCGTTGCAAACGATCACCAACACGATGACGCCACAAGAGGCGGCGGAAGCTTATGCCGCGATGTTGAACCCCGGCAAATGACCGCCGTTGCTTGGCCTCCCGATTATCTTTCCGTTTGGTCAATGCGTCAAACGCGGCTCGGTGTGCTGCGATCAATGCCGGAATTATGGGCGGGCGCATTCGAGCATTACCGAACACACCCCGTCGATTTTATAAACGATTGGTGCGATACATACGATCCACGGAACGCGGGCCGCGACAAGCCTTCATATATGCCGTTCATTCTGTTTCCGCGACAGGTGACGTTGGTTGCCTTCTTACAGGCATGTTTAAGCGGTGAGGAATCCGGCCTAGTTGAGAAATGCCGCGATATGGGCGCGACTTGGGTATGCGCGGCGTTTAGCGTTTGGCTATGGCGGTTCTATCCCGGCGCGGCGGTTGGTTGGGGATCACGTAAGGAACAGTTGGTTGATAAATTAGGCGACCCGGATTCGATATTTGAAAAGATGCGGATACTTGTTCGCCGGTTGCCGCGCGAATTTTGGCCGCGTGGTTTTGTTGAGTCCGACCATATGGCTTATATGCGTCTTGTAAATCCCGAAACGGGCGCAACCATCACGGGCGAAGCGGGCGACAACATCGGGCGCGGCGGACGCAAGCTGATTTATTTTAAAGATGAATCCGCACACTATGAGCGACCGGAAAAAATTGAAGCGTCATTGTCAGACAACACGCGCGTTCAAATTGACATTTCGAGCGTCAACGGTTTGGGCAATGTGTTCCATCGGAAGCGCGAAGCGGGCGAAGAATGGAACAGCGGACCCGCGTTGAAAGGTAAGACGAACGTTTTCATTATGGATTGGCGCGACCATCCCGAAAAAAATGAAGCGTGGTATATGTCGCGCAAAAAGAAAGCGGAAGCGGACGGGCTTTATCATATTTTTGCGCAAGAGGTTGACCGAAATTATGCGGCGGCGGTTGATGGCGTTATCATTCCCGCCGAATGGGTCAACGCTGCGATTGACGCGCATGTGAAATTGAATTTTGAAGCAACCGGGCAACACGTTGCAGGGTTGGACGTTGCAGACGAAGGCGGCGACCGTAATGCGCTCGCGCTGCGCAAGGGTGCCTTGCTTGTCAATTTGGATGATTGGGCCGAAGGCGATACAGGACAAACTACGCGGCGCGCGGTTGGTATGTGCGAGGGTATTGGACCGGTCGCATTGCAATACGATCCAATCGGCGTCGGTGCGGGCGTGAAGTCCGAAGCAAACCGATTGAAGGCGGAAGGATTATTGAAGCCGGGAATTATTTTTGTTCCTTGGTGGGCGGGAGCTAACCCGCAAGACCCGGATGGGCATGTTATTCCGCGTGACAAAGATACACCGTTAAACAAAGATTTTTATTCCAACTTGAAGGCGCAAGGTTGGTGGGAATTGCGTTTGCGATTTGAGCGCACCTATCGCGCCGTCACTGAGGGAATCACTTATTCGCCGGATGAATTAATTAGCATTCCCTCGCATCTTCCAAAGCTGCGACAATTGCAAAAAGAATTGAGCCAAGCGACGGCGGGACGCTCAACCGGTGCAATGAAATTGGTAGTAAACAAAGCGCCATCCGGCACGCGCTCGCCTAACCTTGCCGATTCCGTGGTGATGGCGTATTATCCGCTAATTGCAAAGCTTGCGACCGTTCGCATGTGGTAAAAGGATTCTTCAATGCGATATTTCGTTGACGTTCGGAATGCACGGACCCCGTGATAAAATTCGGCGCGGTCACAAGCGTTGGGCAAAATTTGTTTGAAGAAGTAATTTTGCGCGTGCGCGCCGATCCATTTGGAACCACATAAAATGAAATCCATTATCAACGCGCAACGCAGCTTGCCGAATTTGTTTCCCGGCTATTTCAGCGGTGGAAGTACGAAGCATGACCATGCGACCGATTACGGTTGGCCGGTGTCGCTCGAATTTGACCAACTCTATCGCATGTACGCGCGCAACGGTTTGGCGGCGGCGGCTGCGGATCGTTTGAGTCTGCGCACTTGGAAAACGTTGCCGGAATTTATGGAAACGGATGCACCGAAAGAAAACAAAGGTGAATCCGATTTGCGGCAACGCTTGGAAGATATACGCGGTTGGCAAGCGCTCATTGAAACCGACTTGCGCGCGTTCGTCGGTGGATACGCGGGCGCGATCTTGCGTGTTGCTGACAACAAACCTTTCAACCAACCCGTTGACCGTGTTGCGGGCGGTGTTGATGGGATTGTTGAGATTGTTCCCGCGTGGCGTGGTCAAATCTTTGTCAAGACTTGGAACGAAGATACATCATCGGAAAATTACGGGCGTCCGGTCATGTACGAATTTCGCGAAAGTGCTGTTCCGAATAAGAACGCGGGAAACAACGCACCGCAAAACCGCACGTTTGATTTGCACCCGGATAGATTGCTGTTGTGGTCCGCCGATGGAACAGTGTTCGCGCGCTCAAATCTTGAAGCGGGCTATAACAGTTTAATCGACGTTGAAAAAATTGTTGGCGCGGGCGGTGAAGGGTTTTGGAAAAATGCAAAGTCCGCACCGGTACTGACAGCCGATGAAACGTTTGACCCGGCTTCAATGGCGGCTTCGCTCGGTGTGTCGCAAGATATGATTAAAGAGGCGATGAGCGAACGCGTTGAAGATTGGCAAAAGGGTTTTGATAAACTGCTAATGTTGCAAGGTATCAAAGCTGAAACGCTCGGCGTGACTCTCCCGCAACCGAACGAATTTTTTATGATGGCCGCGAATATGTTTGCCGCGTCGGTATCAATGCCGGTGCGCGTTCTTATCGGCAATCAAACGGGCGAACGCGCGTCAACAGAAGATCAAACAGACTTCAATCAAACGTGCATGGCACGGCGGGAACGCGTGATTGTGCCGATGTTGCGCGAATTATTGAACCGGCTAGAAAAATGGGGTATTATCCCCGAACGTGATTGGCTCATTGGGTGGGAAAGCCTCTTGGATTCATCGCCTTCGGAAAAGATGACGCGCGCAAGCGGCATGGCCGAAATCAACGCGAAGTCACAAGGCGCGATGGGCGACGGCGAACCGGCATTCTCGATTGATGAAATCCGCGCAGAAGTTGGTATGGCACCGCGCGATGAAGTTGGGGTAACAGATGAATAAACAGGTTCGCGTCAACGTCCGCACAAACTCGGTGAGCAAACCGCGCGAAGAAATGCGCAACGGTCGCAAGGTCATCGTGGTTTCAAGCGCGACAATGCCCGATGACGTGGTGATGAATGATATTCGTTATCCGGCAACCGAAATTGAAAAATCATTTGCAACGTTGAACCGTGCGCCCGCGCCGTTGGGTCATCCGATGATTGGCGGCATGTTCGTTTCAGCGCGCGACCCGGAAGCCATCAACGCAAATCATGTTGGTGCGTGGAATGAAAACGTGCGCCGTGAAAAAGGGCGCGTGTTGCTCGATAAGGTGATTGACGTTGAAGTTGCAAACCGCACCGAAGCGGGGCGCGGTCTAATGGCTGCGATCAATGAAGGCAAACCGATTCACACTAGCACGGGCCTTGTTGCCAATCTCGAAACTGCACCGGAAAATTCCGGCGCGAAATACTTTGCAAAAAATATCATCTTTGACCATGACGCAATCTTGCTGAATGAAAAAGGTGCAGCGACACCGGAACAAGGTGTGGGCATGTTCGTCAATTCGACGGGCGAAACAGTTGATGTTGTGAATAGCGTTCTTGAAGATAGCGCTATAAGCGACTTGGAATGGGCGGCTGATATGGCCGTTCGCGCGGTTGAGAAGTTGGGGCGGGCCTCACTTGTTGAACGCGTTGCGACCGCAATCAAAAAAGCCCTAACCGGCGAAGGTGGCGGAACCTCGGAACTTAACAATGGAGAAAGTGAAATGGACGAAAAAAAGTTCAACGATCTTTCCGCGAAGGTTGACGCCATTGCGGATAGCATGAAAGGCATTGACGCTCTTGTTGCCAATGCCGTTGCGGTTGCGGTTAAGCCGCTTACCGATAACCTCACCGCCATCACGGCGGCGAACGCTGCGAAAGATGCGGCGGAACTTACCGAACTTCGCGCCAAGATCGTGAAAGCGAATCTTATGAGCGAATCAACGGCGGGCGAATTGACGCTCAACACGGCGCGCGAGTTGGCGAAGAAAGCCGAACCGGGCAAAGCCGCTGCCGTCATGGGTGCGTTCCACAATTCATCGGGTGAGTCCGATGAGTTCGCGGGCGTTGATCTTAATGCGGCGATGACCACGGGAGGCAAATAATCATGGCTAAGAACGTAATTTATTTTGGTCCGATCACCAAAGAACCGCAGACGGTTGACCGCGTTTGCACGGGTGCGCTCGTTGTCGGTTCTATCGCCTATAGCAACGCGGGCACGATGACGGTTGCGGCGGCTGCGCAAGACGGGCTTGAATTGTTCATTGTGAACAATCGGCGCGAAATCGGGCAAGACGTTGCGACGGCGTACACTTCCGGCGATATGATTAACGCGTACAAGCCCGTACCCGGTGAAAAATATCAGGTGCGTGTGGCCGCTGAAACGTTCGCGGTTGGCGACAAGCTGACCTTGGGCGCGTCGGGCCGTCTCACAAAGACGATTGCGGCGGCGGACATTACGCAAGCGTATTTCGCTGACACGGCGGGCGCGTACTCGGCGGGCGATTTGGCCGCTGTAACTTGGGCGGGTGCCGGTGGCACGGCCATTGCCTAAAGAAAGGGATTAAACATCATGTTGAAGTTTACCAAAGAACAGCAAGACTACATTCTTGCAAATCGTCGCGAGTTCAACACCCGTCAAGCCGCGATGGCTTCGCTCATGGGTTCGGGCGCGACGATGATTGGAAACGCAACCACGTTGCCGCGTGACGTGTGGGGCGAATGGGATCGCGAAGGAATCGAAATCCAGCGCGAAGTTCTCAGCGTGTTCAATACTCTTGCCGCGTCCGTCTCGCGTCCAATGCCAATCGGTAAGATGATTCACTATTTCCAACAGGTCAGTGATAGCGGCGTTGCAAACGTCACCCTTGACGGTCGCAGCAAAGCCAACACCGATCAACAGACGTTCAACTATGTCGGAACCCCGCTGCCGATCACCGACAGCACGTTTAGTTATGGTTGGCGTCAAGTTGCGGCGGCTCAAACGGAAGGCTTCGCGCTTGACCCGGTTGGCCGTAACAACTCGATGTTCAAAGTCGCGAAGAAACTTGAATCCCTCATTCTCGACGGCGATTCAAACATCGTGGTTGGTGGTGCAACGCTTTACGGGCTGCGCACGCATCCGAAGCGCGAGACGCGCACAACCTCGCAAGCCTTGATTACCGCGACCGGCGCGCAATGGGCTGCGGACGTGAACGCAACAATCAAGTTGCTTCACAACAATAACTTCCGCGTTCCGGCAACGTTGTTCGTGAATTGGAATGATTGGTACTACGCGGGTAACACCGATTACACAACCAACTATCCCAAATCCATTGCGCAGCGCATTCGCGAAATGGACGGCGTTGGGGAAGTTATCCCGGCTTCGGACGTTACGGCGGGTCAGATCATCGCGGTCGTGAAGAATAGCCGCGTGTTGCAGGTTCTCAACGGAATGCCGATGACAACGCGTGCGCAGTTCCGCGCGAACCCGGAAGATGACTATAACTTTGTGACGATGGCGGCGGCGGCGCTCGAAATCAAATACGACTCCACAGATCAGTGTGGTATCGCGGTTTCGTCGCTCTAGTCAAAACTGTTAAACGATGATAAGAATGAGGCGGGCTTAATTGTCCGCCTCATTTTTTTTGCACATATCAAACAAGGGAATTTCCCCACATGAAAGTTCGCATTACCGAAAAAGGCGTCAACGATTCAAACAACAACACGATTCCCGTTGGAACGATTATCGACGTTCCCGGCGATACGATTCCCGCTTCGCTTGTCAATAAGTGCGTTGTCGCGGAAATCATCACCGGTCAAGCCGGTGCCGGTAATCCGATGACCAAAGCCGAACAGAAAGCGTTGCAGAAAGAAATCGCAGCGCGCACCGATGTTGCAACCGTTCTCGGTGTCACGGTTGACCCGAATTGGACGCTTGAACAGATCAACGCGGCTATCACCGCTGCGGAAAATCCTGCGCAGCCATAAACTAAACACCCCGCGCCGTTTGATATGGCGCGGGGATTTTTTCTAACTCGAATGAGGTTCCCGCATGTTTGGTTCAATAGCAGGATGGCGCGCATACGCGCTCGCGCGAGGCAACAGCGCACCGACAAGCGCGAGCGATGCAAACGCAACGGCGGCGCTTGTTCGCGCGAGTGATTATGTACGCTCGCGGTATATCGCAAATCTATTTTCACCGAATGCCTATAACACAATTCCAAGCGGCTACACGTTGTCTTTCGGTGAAGAAGGCGCGTATATCGCGGCGGCGTTTGAGTTGACCACGGCGGGTTTCTTTTCCAAGACGTTCACACCGGCTCAACAGAAGGTGTTGACCAAAGCGGGCGGTGTGTCTTGGTCCGTTGTCGGTAATGGTGCGGGCGAAATTTATGGAGCATCGCCAATCAGCACGTTGCTTGATAATTATTTTCGTCCGTTCATTTTTGACCGCAACAAAAAATCATTCAACATGATGAGCATTGGACTCGGTTGCTTAGATGAGTAACGGTAGCGACATTGCAGCGGAAATTGCAGCAGCGCTCGCAGACGTTGGAAACGATACCGGAAGCGGGCCGCTTGTTGCTACTGTTACCCGTGCGCCCGGTGATGCTGCGGTAAATCCTTGGGATGCAGTAAGCACAACCGCGTTTTCAACTTTTACCGCGAGCGTTATTCAAGACGCGTGGAAATTTGGCGAAATCAACGGCACGTCGATTCTTGCGACCGATTTAAAATTGATGATGGCTGCGGGCGTTGTTGTGCCGGACGTTGCTGACACGATCACGGTTGCGGGCGAAGTTTATAATATTATGGACGTGATGCCGGAAGCCGTTGGCGGTGTGGATTTGTTCTATATCATTCAAGCGCGGAAATAATGGCGACCACATTTGACACGCTATTGGGAAAATACGGACCCGAAATTGCGCGGGCGTATCGGCGTGTCATTGCGACAGCGAAAAAATCAATCAATGAGCAAGTGCTGATTGACGCAATCGACGCGCGCAATATTTCCGCGATGGTTGAAGCGCTCGGATTGACCGAAGCGCAAATCTTCCCGCTAACCGAAGCCATCCGGTCAAGCTATGTCGGTTCCGGTATGGCCGTTGGTGAGGCAATAAGGGGCGGCACGTTCGGTTTCTCAGCGCTGCAACCACGGGCGATGCGTTGGATTGAACAGACTACCGCGCGCCTTGTGCAAGGCATTCAAGAGCAATCGCGCGAAATGGTAACGGACGTTGTGCGACAGGGCGTTATTGAAGGGCGTTCAACGGCTGCAATGGCTCGCGATATTTTGGGGCAAGGTCGCGACCGCATCGGCTCGCGCGTTGGTATCACGGTGCAGCAATCGCAATACGTTGACAACATGCGAACCGATTTGGAAAATTTGAGTGAGCGTTATTTTACGCGCGCCCAACGTGACCGGCGATTTGATGCGAGCGTGCGCGCGGCGATCAAGAGCGGTAAGCCATTATCGGAATCGGACGTTGCAAAAATCACCGCGCGTTATGCGGAGCGGTTTGAAAAATATCGTGCGACCGATATTGCGCGACAGGAAACGCGGGCGGCGGTGGCGTCGGGTCAAGCGGAGGGATATTTCCAGCTTCAAGAAAGTCCCGATGTTGAGCGCGTCACTGTTCGTTGGCAACACAACACCGGAAGTCAGAAAGAATTTCGCGAAGATCACGAACGCTTTGACGGTGAGATTCACGATCTAGGCGAACCGTGGATAATGGATGATGGAAGCGCGATGCTTTACCCGCATGACCCAACGGGCGGACCCGCGCAAAATGCAAACTGCCGTTGCTCGCCTTTCTTCCGTCCGATCTTGAAGGCTGAATAATGTCGCGTTCATTTAGCGCGGACGTGAGACAATTTGCAAATTTGACAGCGAAGCAAATGCGCAAAGTTGTCGTTGATAGTTTGCACGATGTTTTAGAAGGTGCGCAGACAAGCGCGCAAGGTGTCACGGCGGGCGGTATAATCAAAGAAGGTCGCATCCCGGTTGTGTCCGGTGACTTGATTAACAGCCTTGCCGTTGAAATAAACGGTTCGCTTGGTCCGAAGGGTGCCGGAAGTTATAGCGTAGCAATCGACGGCTATAACGTTGGCGATTACATGCGCTTCGGTTGGACGATGGAATATGCGATGCGAGTTGAAAACGGATTCACCGGAACGGATCAAACGGGGCGCACGTTCAATCAATCCGGCTGGCATTTCGTCTCGCATAATGCTGCGAAATGGCCGCGCATTGTGGCGAAGTATGTTGAAAGGTACGCGGTGAAGCTATGAGCATTTCACTAGACGAAATCGAAATCGAATTGTGCAAGCATCTTGAGTCAATGGATGATGCGCCCGCGATTGCTTGGCAAAACAAAGACATTGACCCGGCGCGACCGTTCCTTGCTGCCGATCATGTGCCCGGTTCGCGCACCGACCCAACCCTTGACGGAACGGCGGAAACCGTCACGGGGCAATTCATGGTTTACGTGGTCATTAACGGCGGCACGTTCACAAAACCCGCGAATTTATTGGCGGATAAGGTGATGCAGCGGTTCAAATATCGGACCTTAATTTCACTCGCGGAAGGTGGTATATTGATTGTTAAACCGCCCGAAGCATTGCCGGGTTATAGGGACGGTCCCGATTGGCGCGTGCCGGTTCGGATTGACTACGAAATACAAACTTAAACCGGCTTGAAAAAGGAGAATCTTAGAATGAACGAAAAAGAAAATACTAATGCAGTTGTTCCGGCTGCAAAGATGGCGGAAAAAGTTTTAATTGTGAACCGGCACGGCGGAACAGCAAGCGTGCTGAAAACTAGCCTTCCAAAATGGTTCGCCATTGCGGGCGAAGGTTGGAAACTGGCTGACACGTCAAACAACGGAGTAAAGTAACATGACTACAAAAAACAATATCGGAAAGACAATTTACATTTCGGCGGCGTTGCCGGGAGTCAACACGGCAGTTGGTACAACTGGTTTTAATTCGTTGACATTTACGCAAATCGGTGGCGTGCAATCGCTTCCGCAATTGGGCGTGACCGGTGCAAATATCGACGTGCCGGATTTGGCGACCGGGTTTACTTCCGGCGTCAAAGGCGCAATGAGCGGCAACGAAAGCACAATGACATTTCGAATGCTTACAAGTGATGCAGGACAAGCTCTTGTTGAAAGCACGGCGAATAGTGCCGAAGGCAAGTGTTCACTTAAAATTGTTCGCGGTTCGGGTGTGAGTGGTGCGCCCGTGCTTGGCGACCCGGTGCAATATGCGCAAGGTTACTTGAACGGCTTTCTTGAAACCCAAGGCGATACTACAACGCACGAAGGTTTCACGGTCACTTTTAAGCAAAACAACTTTACGGTTGACACGACTCAACCGACTTAAAACCGAACAAGCATTCTCCCCGCGAGTTCGGTTCGATACGGCGCGCATTGTGTGGGGTGCGCGCCGTATCACTTCCCACAATCCCACAAACTCACAGGAGCAAATTACGATGGACTTTTCAAAACTTGATTCGCGCACCGCTGCGGAAAAACCGCAACAGGTTCATTTGCGCAACCCGGCGACCGGCGAATATATCATGGACGGCGACAAGCCTTGCGTGGTGTTGGTTGTCGGTTCTCATTCGCGTTCGGTGCAAGCCGGTATCCTTGATGATGCTCGCGCAAAATTGAACGCGTCAAAGGGTAGGAAAAAAACCAAAGACGAACAAGCGAACGCGCTTGCCGATGTTCAAAAGACATTGGTTGAAGGTGCAACGCGCGTCATTCGTGGTTTCGTGAATATCTCGCGCGGTGATGTTCCGTTGACCACAAGTGCGGACGATCTTGCGTGGTTCCTTGACTTAAATTTTCTTTCGGTCAAATCGCTCATGGCGACCGGCGAAGATGATGAATCGGACGTGTGGCGCGGTGATAGCTTCGCGCAGCAAATTTTAAAAGCGTCGAACGATGCGGGCGCTTACTTGGGAAACGCATAGCCGACCTGATTCGTTACGCGGCTCAGGTTGGCTATCTTACAACGGTTCCGAAAGAAGCGAAACAAAGTCGCGCGGAGGAAATGGGAATTGAATACCCGAAACCGCCCGAAGGAATACACCTTGTTCAAGCAATCATTGAATTGGGATGGTGTGCGACTAACGGCGTCGGTATGTGCGTGCTACCTTGGGCCGAAATTAAGTCATACGCGGACGCAACCGAAACCCTAAGCGAACCTTGGGAATTTCGGTGCGTTCGCGAAATGAGCGCGGCATATGTGACCGAACGAAACCACGATGAAGTTTTGCGGATTGCACCTTATGACAGGACAAAAAAATAATGACTGACTTTGCAAAATTGGTCATGGGTGCCGACACTAGCAGTTTAAAGGTAGCGCTAAAAGATTTAGCGGACCTTGCAACCGGTGCCGAAAAAACTGACAGTAAAACAGCGTTCTTAAATAAAAGTTTGTTGGCGCTCGGTGCTGCCGGTGCCGTTGCCGCAACGGCGTTGGCGGTTGGCGTCAAGAGCGCAATCAATACGGCTGACAGCTACGCAAAGCTAAGTCAACGGCTCGGCATTGCGGTCAAAGATTTGGGCGCACTCGCACACGCGGCGGACTTGTCCGGTGTGTCGCTCGATAGCGTTGCAATGGGTGTGCAGTTCTTATCGCGCAACATGGCAAACGCTCTTGAAGATGCGACGGGCGCAACGGCGCAATCATTCAAGACATTAAATATCAGCGTGACGGATGCGCAGGGAAATTTGCGCGGAACGCAAGACGTGTTAAACGATCTTGCCGACCGATTCCAAGCAATGCCCGATGGCGCGCAAAAGACCGCGTTTGCAATGGACCTTGTTGGGCGCGGCGGTGCGATGCTGATTCCGTTGTTGAACGGCGGAAGCGCTGCAATGGAAGATATGCGCAAAGAAGCCGAAGCGCTTGGGCTTGTGATGACGGAAGAAACTGCAAAAGCTGCCGAACAATTTAATGATGACCTTTCGCGCGTTGCGAGCGGACTAACCGGCGTTTTCAACATTATCAGCGCGCAAGTTTTACCGGCGCTCGTAACGTTGTCCGAAAAAATGGTCATCGCGACGAAAGACGGCGTGCAATTCTTTAGTGAAAATCTTGGCGTATTGAATGAGGTGTTAGATCGCGCGCTTGTTGCTGCGACATTGGTTGCCACATTCATGGCCGGTAAATTTGCGGCGTCATTGATTGCCGCTGGTTTTGCGGCGGCTGCACCAACTTTGCAAATGTTGGCGCTTGCCGCATCTATCAGCGCGTCAAGCCTTGCCGCGTCGGTGGCAAGCGTAGCGTTTAAAGCGTTGGGGCGTGCGTTGCTGTTGTCGGGTATCGGCGCGGTTGTCATTGCAGCGGTTGAACTAGGCGCGTTGTTGATTGATTTGAAGCGCTCAACCGGTTCATGGGGTGAAGCATTCGCGCTCGTTGGCGGCGTCATCAAAGGCGTTTTTGCGGACGTGGCAACATGGGTTGACCAAATTGTTGCGGGTGGTATCGCGGCGTTTGTCGGGTTGTGGGAAGCCGCTAAAGCCGCATTGACGGGCGGTGATATTAGCGATGCGTTTATGAGCGCGTTCAAAAATATTGAGTTTGGCGCAACCAATACGATGGCGGCAATTGCCGCGTTGCGTGCTGGACTTGTTGAAACGAAAGATGAAACAGTTGAAGCGGCAAAAGAGATTGCGGTTGCAGTTGGTGCAGCCGGTAAATCATTCGATTACGTGCGCGTTGTGACCGAAGATGCGGACGTGTCTGCCGGAACGTTGAATCAAACGTATTTCAAAACGATCAAGGCTTTAAAAGATCAAACCGGCAATGTGGGAAAATCCGGCAAGGCTATGGCGATTTGGACGGCGCAAGCGAACTTAGGTTGGCGCGCGTCCGATAACATGCTTGAAAGCGTTGGACGCTTGGCCGGTGAGTTGTATGACCTAGAAGAAGCGGAAAGCAAAGGCGTTGCGGTACGGCGCGCGGTGATGACCGATCAACAAAAGCTGAATGAAATGATTGCGGAATACGCAATGTTTCTCAGCGAAGGCGTGATTAATCAAGATGAGTTCACACGCGCGGTTGCGAAATTCAAAGAAGGTCTAACCGATCTTACCGACACGCGTTCAATCGGTGAGCAAATGTGGGATGGTTTAAAATCCACGTTCTTTGATCCTTTGAAAAAAGGTTCGGAAGAAATGGCGGACAAATTTGCCGCGCAAGTTGATCGCATGTCACAAGCTGCCGACCGGATGAACAACGGAAAAAATACCGTTGATAAAATTCAAGGCGGGCTTGACGTGCTTTCAAATATTCCGGGTCCGATTGGCGCTTATGCTGGCATGGTTTCAAAAGCGATCAGTGTTGTTAAGTCGATTGTCGGAATTGTCAAATCTGTCAAAACAGCGTTATTCGGCGGTAGCTTTGAAACCACGGGCGGCGGTTTGCAATTGCAGCTAGGCGCGCAAGGTGTGACCGGTCAAAACTTTGAAGATCAAACGAAGAAAGGCGGACTATTCAGCGGCACTAAGACGCGCACTAATTATTCAGCGGTTGGCGGCGATCAAGCTGCGCAATTCAGCGCGGCATATGGTGCCGTTCTCGATAACGCTACAACGGCGTTTAGTTTGTTCGGTATGGATGCAAGCCGCGAAATGATGGAGCAAGTCCGTATTGCGGCGCTCAATATCAAAACGTCCGGTGAAGGTGCGTTGTCTGAATCCGATGCAAAAGCCGCTGTTGAAAATTGGTTTAAGCAACTTGACGCGGCGATTGTCGGCGCGGTTGGTGGCGAAGCAATTCAACAGTTGCTTGACCTTGCGACCGATGGCGAAGCCGCGACCGAAACGCTTATTCGTCTTGGTAATCAACTCAACACGGTCAACGGGCTGTTTGATCTTATCGACGTTGCGTTTTATGACATTGGAATAAACGGCGCGGTGTTGGCTGACTCGTTAGTGAAAGCGGTTGGCGGAATGGACGCGTTGCAAGCGGGCGTCAATTCGTTCTTTGCAAACTTCTACACGCAAGAGGAACAATTTGAAAAATTAAGCGAACGTCTCAACGGTACGTTCGGCGCGTTGAACATGACGTTGCCGACTACGCGCGCGGGCGTGCGTGCACTTGTGGAAGGTTTGGACTTGACCACAGAAGCGGGGCAAGCCGCGTTCGCTGCAATCATCAATTCAAGCGATGCACTCAACGCGTATTTCACAACGCTTGAAGCCAATGCGGAAAAAGTTGTTGAAGCCGTTGCACCGGTCACGGGTGCGGTTGAAGATTTAACGGACGCGTTCAATTTCTTCTTTGAAAATTTCTTTACGCAAGAAGAACAATTTACAAAATTGAGTGGCGATCTAAACACGATCTTTGCCGGATTAAATATGACGCTTCCGGCAACGCGGATCGGTGTGCGCGATCTTGTGCAAGGCTTGGACCTAACCACAGAAGCGGGGCGCACGGCTTATTCCGCAATCCTAAACGCGGGCGGTGCGCTCGATAGCTATTACGACACGCTAGAGGGGCGCGCGTTGGACGCTGCCAATGCTGCGGAAGATGCTGCAAAGGCGGCTGCGGACGCTGCAAACGCGGCGCGCGATGCTGCCGAAGCGGCTGCACAAGCGGCTCAAAAGTTGGTGCAAGAGGCGTTGAAGGCTGCGCAGGATGCGACCAACGGCGCTTTGTCCGCGCTGCGCAAGTCGATTGACGCGGAAAAGGCGATTAAGAAAGCCGCATATAATGAATCGCTTGATTTGATTAAGCGCGAAGCGGACGCGCGGACGGATGCAGCAAACCTCGCACTTGACGCGGCACGCAAAAATCTTGCGAACCTTCAAAGCGAAGTCGGCGGAATTATGAGCGCTTTGAGCGGCGCAACTTCGCAGCTTGACCCGATGGGTTCACAATCGCGCGCGGTGTCATTCCTTAAAGCGGCGTTGCAAAGCGGCAATCTCACCGGCACGGGTGCAGCGGCGCAAGAGGCTTCGCGGTTGAGCGCGGGTAATTTTGCCAATGCGGCGGCGTTCCGTCGCGAGCAAGTCCGCACAATAAATCTTCTTAGCGACATTTCGGAAGTTGGAACTGAACAAATCAATTACGCTGAATTGACCGTGCGCGGAATTGAAGATGAGATTAAAGCCATTCGCGAATCAACGGCGGAATTGATTGACTTTGAAACGCTCATGTTTGAACAGGAACTTGAAGCTCTCGATAAACAATATGTCACCGCCGAAAATCAATTGAACGAATTGCGCGGAATCAAAACCGGCATTGCTTCCGTTGAAGCCGCGTTGAAAGATTTTTATTCATCTATCGCGGCGGAACGAAACGGCGGCGGCGCACCTCCCGGCATTGTGGCCGACATTGTGAAACCGGGCCGTGAAGTTATGACCGTGAAAATTGAATCGACGCTGGAAGAAATCAAAAAGTACAGTCAAGCAACTGCCGTTTCCACCACGAAAGATTTTATTTTGAATGATCGTCAATGGCGTGAAGCGCAAGCGGAGTTGGTGGTATGAAATTTGTAGTCCCGATCACGGTTGATAACACCAACTTAACAACAAACGTTGTAAACGAGGCGGCTGATTGGACCGCTGGAACTTATTTAGAAGGCGTTACCGCTGTTGAAGGTGAGTTGGTTTATCAAGTCGTACATCATCCAAGCACAACGGATCAACCATCCGTAGGTGCCGCTAAGGTAGTACCGACTTGGATTGTGATGGGGTACGCAAACAAATGGCGTATGTGGCGTGAAGGTTCGGACTCAGTAAGCACGCGCACAGGAACGGCGGGCATTGCCGTTTCAGTCACACCACTTGGACCGGCGGCAGTCACAACGGTTGGCGTTCTCGGTGTTGAAGCGTTAAGCGTCACTGTTGAAATGACGGACGCTGTTGACGGCGTTGTGTACGATGAAACAAAAGACGTTGCCGATATTGGCGTTCCCGATTGGTGGAGTTATTTTTTCACCGGTTACGAACGCAACAGAAGTTTAGTCTTTGAAGATTTGCCCGCTTATTATGGTACGGGCGTTACGCTCGCAATCACGATCAACCCCGCGTCACCGACCGATGAGGTTGAATGCGGGCGCGTGGTCATCGGTCCAACACTTGACGCGGGCCAAACCTTGCAAGGCGTCAAATCGCGCAACATCACCTTTAGCAAAAAAGAGCGCGACGAATTTGGGAACTTGACCCTTATTAACCGGCGCACAATCCGCGTGGTTGATTACCCCGTGATGATTCCAAATGTCAACGTTGACGCAATTCAAC